TCCAAGCCCAAGAGACTCTAGATGGAATGTTCTTTGCTCGCAAGATGAGCGAAGGAAGAAGAACAGCTTCTATAGCTTGGACAGAACCAATCGATACTACTCGATTATTCTCTCTTAGTCCTGACTACTGGCAGATATCGAATACAGCAGGAGCGCAGCCTATAGCCAACTATGGAGATCCTTATCTGATGAATGGAATATTTCGATACTTAAGTAACCGAGAGCCTCTTGTATATCTTCCTTCTATAGATGTAGCTGCATATCGAACCGGGCTAGATGGTACAGATGAGATTATCCTCAATAGAAGAGCGCAGCATATGCTAGCGAGAACTACTGGAGAAGTATCTGTAGAGAGTGTAATAGGGGAAGAGATGGTGGATGAGATGTTCCGAGTAGCTACTGTAAATCTCGAGGAGATTGAGTAATGGATACAATAAAGCGGAGCGATATAGAGCAGGGAGATATCTGCTTCCTCTTGGATATAGAATATTTCGGTGCGATATACCGTTTTTCTACAGTACCCATAGATATATCTGATACTTCAGAGAATACAGTTATCCCCTATCGAGGAAGCCTCTCCGATCCTCCGGTTAATCTCCAGAGTGATCTCCTCGGAGTAGATCTCGAGGCTAATACTATCTCTCTAGAACTCATCTTCGAGGAGGTAGATTGGGTATCGGAGTTCCTTAAGGGAAGAACGATAAACGATGCTATCTGCACTCTCTCTATGATCATTATCCGAGATGGTAAAACTAAATTCACACAGCAGGATAGAATCGGAATCTTTAAGGGAAGAGCATTAGAAGCGATCTTCGGAGCTCCAGATGCTCCTAAGGGTACTGTAGCATTTACTATCGAGAACTCGGTTAATGTTCGAGATGCTAATCTCCTTGGAGAAGAACACGTTATTATAGAAGATAATTATACAATACCGATTCTAGATAAGAGTAAAGGCCAGGTCGTTCCTTTTGTATTTGGTAAACCAGGTATAGCTTTTAATGAGAAGGCCGGAAGTATTGATGATGATAAAGAGATAGCTTCTACTCCTGCATACCAGGCCGGAGGAACAGCTACATTAAAAACTCAATTCTTCCAGGTTGCTTATCATCAAGTAATGAAGCCCGGAGTATCTCTTGTTAAGATCTTCGATAGTGTAGGAGGCTCCTTTATGAATCCAGTAGAGATCGCAGTAGATACTAAAGGATTCTTATATGCCTATGTACCCTTCTACCTTGTAGGAATAGCGAGCCCAGAAGGAACCAATGCATCTTATGATAATTTCCAAGTATCGAGCCCAGAGATAGCCTTCGAGTATTACGCTACTTGGGGAAGATCTCAGGGATCAATTACTAAAATAGATGGAGATGGTTTTATGGAGGGAGCTATAGATTTATCTCTCTACGTATTGCAAAAAACAGATCTAATTTTCGATCACTCTTCATGGATTGGATTATCTCCCGTACTAGATCGGTACAAGTTCGGAGGCTATATAAATGATCTAGATGTATCTGCTCTCGATTGGATCCAGAGCAATATCTGGAGCCTCCTTCCTATTATGGTAGTAACGGGAGGAGATGGTATAAAAGTAGCCCTCAATCTCTATACGTACTCCCAAGAGATTATTCCATCTCATCATCTGATAGAGAGCGGAGAGTTAGAGATTATCTCTCCCTTAACTCCTCTGGAAGGTGAGATTATAAATAAGATTACTGTTAGATATAGTTATCAAGGAATCAATAAGATATTCCGATCTCAGGTTACTATCGATCCTTTACTGGTAGAAGATGAGCCCCTTAAGTATAAAGATCCAATCGCTTATATCTCCTTTACCAGGTACGGATTAAGAGAGAAGGTTATAGAGGCTCCCTTCGTTTATGATCTGCAGACTGCTATCCGGATTGCTAGAGATAAGATTAGAGCTCATGCTCTAGGAAATTACGCTATTGAGATCTCAGCTGCTCCTAAGTATGGATATCTGGATCTCGGAGATATTGTATCTATTACTTCGGAGAGGGTCGGTTTAACTTCTCATAAATGCCAGATCGTAAGTAAGTCATGGAGCGATAATCGCTGGAGATATGTTCTGCATATCGAGGATAATCCTCTGGTATCCATCCGTAAGTAATCTTTCCCTCATTTCATAAGATACCGAGGTATATTAGCCTTATGATAGTATTCATAGATAGACAGCATGCAGGGAAGCCAAATAACCCAGAAGATAGAGGAGCCTCTGTAGAGCCCTTATCTTTTGGCCTTGGACTAGAAGCGATGTATACGGGATATCTATCTCTCATGATAGAGGAGAAGCTACTAGAGAACGGAGTTAAGGTTATCCCGATCTCAGATGGATTCTACGCAGATAGACATAAAAGAGTAAACGAGTACTCCAAGCGATTTAAGAACGAAGAGCAGGTATATCTTGCTCTCCATTTAAATAGCGGAGGAGGAGACTACTCTAGCTTCTTCCATATGGGATCCACAGATGGAGCAGATCTAGCCTCTGCGATATGTGATAAGGTAAGAGAGGCATCTCTCCCCGGTCTAGTTAGATGCCTTCCGAAGAAGTGTTCCTCTGGAGACTGGACTAAGAACGCTTGGTACACAATAAAAGGAGTGGGCAATCCGATTGCTATCTGCTGCGAGCCTCTCTTCATGGATACTCATCGAGATCTCTTAACTATGGAATCCCTTAGATCTATTGCTTCTGCGATAGCATCTGGGATAATCTCGTGGAGTTTATAATGGAAGAGCCCATACTCAATATCCTACTTAATGGAGGAGCTAATATAGCCTTCGCTGCTTTTTTGTATATGCAGAATCAGCAGCTGCAGAAGAGAGCAGATGAGCGAGAAGTAAAGCAGGATAAGAGGGAAGCAGATATCCGGGCTCGATACGATAAGGTTATCTCTGATATGTACGAGAGGGAAGATGCTATCCGTAAGGAGCTGGTCCAAGAGATTAACGATCTAGATAAGAAGGTAACTACGCTGGAGACTAAGATACAGCATATCTTTAAGATAGTAGATGAAATTAAAGCGCAGTTCTTAAGGGGAGTATAATCTTCTCTATCTCATGAACAGTAAACAGATCGAAGGGAGCCCTCTTAAAGATAGTGAGATCTTCCGGTCCTGTATTCTCTACAGTGAATTCGCTCATAAATGGAACGAGCCCATCTATAGCGGTATAGAGTCTACGAGTATCTATTATCGCTATCCATAATCTACCAGAGTACAAGAAGCCCTCCATAGTAAGATCGGAGATCTCCTCTCCCTCCTGGATAGCCTTTAAGCGAGAAGCAATCTCCAAGCCCATCTCCGGATACTTGGTTCTCTTCCATCTCAATGCGAAGTGCTGACAAGGTCTAGACTTCCATAGCCTAGCAGAGATAGTAAGTTCCTTCGAGCCTTCTGTATATGTATAATCGATACCACGCTTTAGATCTCTATCTGTTCCAATCTCGGTTCTCCATGCACCGGGGAATCTCTCTGCGAGCGTAGGAACTACGTACTTAAACCATAAAATATCAGATTCTCTTAATCTTTCTTGTGTACTTTTCATATCGTTACCTCCGATACGATAGCAATATACCACAAATATATAGTAAATAATCTCTATTTTTTTGATACATATATAGAAAACTATGCTATAGTTAAGTATATCCAATAAGGGATACAAACAAGAGGTACAAAATGACTAAAGAACAATTTTACAAAGAACTTGAAAAAGTAGTATGGCCTAAAGTAAGAAAAGCAGAAGATTTCTTTATGGGTGGTATCGGTTGGAGTTATGAACCATATCCGAAACTCCGTAGAGAGATGTTCGCAGATGCTCAAAAAGAATACGGAGTATCTTACGAAATGCCATCTTGGTTTATGTCAAAAATGAATGGAAAATACTAATCAATCAATCCGGGGAGGGCTTCCTCCCCTTCTTACTCAGAGGTACAAACAATGAACAAAGAAACCAAATTAACTATGATGGGGTATATCCTCGTAACTGTAGCAGTGTTCGCTATCCCTGCTACTCTTTCTGCTCTCTGCTATGTGATGGGGGTGTAAGATGAATAAGAACCGTAGAAGATACGTTAAAGAGAATGGAAGAACAGCTCTCCGTAAGATGAGTAAGCGGAGAACACCTCCCAAGCCCATTTATCTAGATAACCATGTACCATTAAATGCAGTAGTACAGGTTGGAGAACTCTGTAAGATCTGGAGCCCTATTTACTGCTCTTGGGTATGGGAAGCGAAAGTACAGATTAACGGGCTCGTACTCCGTAGAGAGGTATTCGAGGATAAACCGGAGGAGGCTGTAGCCT